TGGCTCTTCAAAATACACTTTACAAGCTAGCGGGCACCACTGCTTATACAGAACAGCATTGGTATTCAAATTCAGTCAGTAATGCACCTATATATGATTCTCTATTGCAAACAGAACAGAAAGCAGAATTTTCACTTTCACTTTCAGGACCAAATAACAATGTTGTTGGCTTGCAGATTAGGCAATGGGATAATTCAGCGTCTAGTTATGTAGACATTGGTCCTCGTTTCACAGCTACATTGAACGCAGGAGGTAGGGCTGAGAATGTAACAGGTGCTTGGTTTGTTACAATGAACCAATTGGACAGACTAGAAATATGGGTAGAAAACAAAACAAGCGCTGGCGATATAACAGCTGATACGGCAGGTTCCGTTTTAATCCAAGAGAGAGCGAGCTAGATGTCTCAGCAATCTAATCTTATTAATCAATTACGACAAGCGTTCTCATTTGGCGGAAGCTCGAATTTGACGGGTCCTCTTATTCCAAGTGATGTTGCTAGCTTTAATCCTTCTAATGTAGCGGGTTTAAGTCTCTGGTATGACATAAGCGACCTTAGCACTTTGTTTCAAGACAGTGCAGGAACTACGCCTGTGACAAGTGACGGCGACCCTGTTGGCAGAATTAATGATAAATCTGGGAACGGTTTTTATTGTTCTCAATCTATTGTAAGCGCAAAACCTACGTATAAAACAGATGGAACTTATCATTGGTTACTGTTTGACGGCGGAGATTTTTTAGATATATCCAATAACCTATGGTCGGGCGCTGTCAGTTCAGATAATACTTTAGTGGCGGGCGCTCAGGTAACAGCTACAGGCACAAGAGGAATCATAGGCGTAAACGGTTTTGATGGGGTAAATTTGGCGGCTTCGGGAGCAAGCGTTGCTAACTTCTATGTCGAGACTACAGGCTCTGCTATTAACCCAGTAGGCACAACAAATATACTCAATAGCGACAGAGTTATATCAGCAAACCGAGAAAGAAGTTCAGGGGATGCAAAGGTGTGGCAAAACCAAAACTTGGAAAGCTCTTTAAGCGTTACAGGGGCAGATAAATTAAGCGGGGCATCTTTTCTAGGCAAAGCATTTACAGGAGCTTGGGCGGGAAAGATTTATAATATCGCTGTGTATGATGTTTTATTGTCAGATGCAGACAGAAACGAAGTCGAGTCTTATATCGCAGAAAAATCAGGCGTTACGCTATGAACCTACTCACTAGCCTTCAGTTAGATTTATAATGCCTAGCAACTTATTCAAAACATTAATAAGGTCGCTAGGTTACGATGGGGCAACTAACTTAATATTGCCCCTTATACCTACGTCGGTATTCAACCCTACCTTATATTCTGGTTTGAAATTCTGGTTCGACCCATCTCAACTTGATACATTATTCCAAGACGCTTTAGGAACAATTCCTGTCACTACAGCGGGCGACCCTGTGGGCCTAGTAATAGATTTATCAAGTCTCGGAAATAACGCTGTTCAAACCATAGACGCAAGGCGTCCTATTTATCAAACAGATGGTGTACTGCACTGGTTGGAATTCAACGTCACATTAGACCACCACATGGTTCTGCCTATATCTGTGCAAGGTGCGAATACTTCCAGTAACACTGCGGTCTTCGCGGTAAGGGTCAATAATGTTTATTATAGTTATGTCTTTGGAACAACGAGTGACTTTGGTTATGGAATGTTATTCTTAACCTCTTATATCAGACCCTTTACAAGAGGTACCGCAGGTGTCATTGGAGGTAACGGAACCACCTTCAACAGATATAACGATATAGTGTATTCATCAGATTGGGATGCTCTGACAAGTACGTTAAGAGGTTGGATGAACTTGAATAAAGAACTCGAATTAAGCGCTGGTGTGCCTTCTACCAAGTTCACACCCGCTAATATGTGGCTAGGTGCTGGTTCGAATGCTTCGATTGCAACTTTCGACGGTCGTATGTATGGCGGGTGTATTTATGATGAGAAGCGTGCAGATAATGAAAGAATACTATTGCAAGAATACATGGCACTTAAAGGAGGTATCGCATTATGAGTCTCTTAGGTATGCTTGTGTTTTTCTTTGGAATGGTTTACATTGGTGAGACGACACGCGACGACATTGTGGTACTTCACCCGAATCCTAAGTGTGTTGTCGTGTTCGAAGGGGAATGTGTTACACACGAAGATATTCAACGCCCTGACGGTTTGCTAGATTTAGACAAAGCTAGGGCCGTAGGTTTTATCAAATAAGCTCACACAAAGTTAGAGGTCAACTGAGCGCAACTCCGCAACAAATGGCGAAGGCTAAGGTCTTTGTCAAAACATATAAGCAGACTCTAGCTTGCGCTCTAATGAACGCCCACGACCACACAATGCTGTACGGTGGCTCACGTTCTGGAAAAACAACCGCGGCTGTTCGCAACATACTAGTCCGCGCAATGAAGACACCTAGCAGGCACTTAATAGTGAGGCAGTGTTTCAACCATTTAAAGCAATCCATTATTCATGACACGCTGCCCAAAGTGCTTAAAGGTTTCTTTCCAGGCTTAACGTCACACCCTAAATTCAAAATGAATAAGAGTGACTGGTTTCTTACCGTGCCCTGTATAGGAGGAGGCACATCTGAAATATGGTTTGGTGGTACAGATACCGCTGAACGTATTGAAAAGATATTAGGTAACGAATACTCAACCATATATGCTAACGAGTGCTCACAGATTGAATACGATGCGATAACCACACTTAGAACCCGTCTTGCAGAAAACAGCGGCTTAGAATTAAAGTTCTATTATGATTGCAACCCTCCTGGTAAGAAGCATTGGACTTATGTCGAATTCGTTGAATTATTAGTTCCTGGTTCAAAAGACCCTAGTATGATAGACAGCGCATACCTGTTAATGAACCCTGACGATAACAAGCAGAACCTTCCTGACGGCTATATTGAAAAGATACTTAACTCCTTACCTAAGCGACAGCGCGAGCGCTATAGAGATGGTTTATTCTTAAACGATGTAGAAGGTGCGCTGTGGACTGACATGATGCTCAGTGTAGCTAAGTCACTCGAACCTGGAGTAATTGAGGAAACTGTAATAGGCGTAGACCCTGCGGTGACGAATAACCCTAACAGTGATGAAACGGGTATTGTGGTGGCTTCTCGTGACGAGTTTGGCCAAGCTATAGTGTATGAAGACTTGTCCGGAAAGTTCAGGACCAAAGTATGGGCTCAGCGCGTAGTAAATGCTTATCATAAGTACAATGCCAACTGGGTTATCTGTGAAGTTAACCAAGGAGGTGACTTAGTTGTTGACGCGATTAAAGATATCGACTCTTCAGTCAAAGTCAAAGCGATTCACGCATCCAATGGAAAGTTCGCACGGGCTGAGCCTGTGTCTGCAATTTATGAATGCGATGAAGGGCAGGTGCCTAAAGTGTGCCACGTTAAGTATCTGCCTGAATTAGAAAGTGAAATGACAGAATGGGTTCCTCATAACAGCAAGCGCTCACCTAACAGGATTGACGCCTTGGTGTATGCGGTCACCCATCTAATAATCCGAAAACCAAGAGAGCGCCGTGTGGAGGTGATGTAATGAAAAGACTAGACCTATATAAATTTTACTCAATGATGAGTGCCTTATTGTTAGAAATATTAGTATTAACAGTGTGCAGTTTCGTATCAACCCTTGTACTTCCTATCTTTATTGCTGTATTATTTCTGGAACTAGCTAAGGCGACTCTGTCTGTGTTAGCGATTGAGGAAGTTGAAAGAACAGGTGAAGTGAAGCCTGTGTTTGAGAAAGCGGACTTGGTTATTCTAAGTCTTAACACATTGTTGGTGGCCAGCTCCGTCATAATCGCCATCGTAACTTATGCCTTAGGTTAGATACATGTTTATACCTGACAATATTAAATCAACTGAGCCCGAAGAAACCAAGAACAGTATTGCGATGGGTTCTTCGATTTCATTTCCTGAGTTCTTAGCCAACCACGGCTTACACCAACTTTCTGCCTATGCTGCTATATCTCTTTATGAGCAAGCAATGCCTTTCTTTGACGCCGTAGATTTACGCGCCACAGCATTCAGTGAGATTCCAATCAAGCTATACAACAAGAAGACGAAAGAAATTATCACAGACCATCCTGTATTGGATTTACTTGCTGCACCTAATGCAGACATGTCACAGCTTGAGTTCTTGCACGCGCTGTCAAGCTATTATGACATCACAGGTGAAGCGTTCTTAGTTGCTACAGGCAGGGCTAGTGAGCCGCCTAGAGAGATAATGAATGTGAGCCCTGTTAATATAGGTTTCACTCGCGCTAACACAAGATTCGGTCTGCTTAACATTCCTGAAAGCATTTATATTGACACGCAGACAAATTCAGCAAGAAATTATAAATCAATTGATGAACGAGGAAGGCTCCGTTTTCTAAACGGCAAACAAGATAGCGAACTATGGCATCTGCGAGGATTCAATCCTAGACGTAACTCAGGCAGCTTCCGCGGGCTAAGTAAAGCTAAGCCTGTGTGGATGGAGCTTCAGCAATACATAAGCGGCAACACTACCAACCTAAGTTTATTGAAACGCGGAACGCGATTATCCATGGCGTGGGTTAATAAGAGCGAACACGAGCTCACTCCTGTGCAATGGGAAAGAATGCAACAAGAAGCGCAGAAGTATTCGGGCGAGCACAATGCAGGCGGAACTCCTATATTGGACGGAATGGATGTCAAGACAATACAGCAAACAAATAGAGATATGGAATTTGGCAAGCTGAAAGATTCCATGTTGTCACGTGTTGCCAACATATATAAAATTCCTTTGTCCTTGCTGTTAGCTGAGACAATGACGCTGAGCAACTTAGAGACTGCGATACTGCACTTGTATGACTTAGCTGTGCTTCCTAACACTAAGCGCTTATACAGCGAGCTAGGCCGTTTCTTATTGCCACGCTATAAAGACGGGGCTGACTTAGAATTCGTCTTTAGGGAAGCAGATATACCCGCTGTGCGTATTCGTTTGATTGATACAGCTAAACGACAGAAAGAAATAGGTGTCAACACCATTAATGAACTACGCCGAGAAATAGGCGACGAAGATGTGGGTCCAGAAGGTGATGTTATTTTGGTGAATTCTACCCAGAAAACTTTGGAACAAGTATTAGAAGGACCGCAAATACCGGAACCTCTGGACACCACACCACCTCCAAAAGAAAAAGAGAAAACTGAATTCCAAGAGTTCAATGAGC